TCTTCAATGAGGTCTTTTAGATTCGAGCATCCAATGCGTTTGGTCTTTCTTGTTTGCTCTAGACCAAATGTGGTGCCGCTGGCAACTTTTCCAACAAACATATTCTCATATTCGTAATCATAACGCAGTGCTCTCCAAACAAGAGAACCTTGATCATTTGATTCAACAACTAAGTATGCGTCATTATAATACTTCGCAATCTTATGTATCATATCCGGAAAGATAAGAGGTGACACCATATTATTACGATATGTCGCCACCTGTTTAAATGGAATTGAAGTAACATCAATCACATTAAACGCTGAATAGTCTTGACCACGACCCTTTGCCGTGTCAATTGCCATGACATAATTATGGTTTTTCTTCGAACGTTCATAGATATACGTATCACCCTTAATTTCTTTTGGGTTAATAGCTCGAAGTTTAAGAAGAGCATTTGGTGTTAAGAGAGTACGTCCAGTTCCTCGTCCAAATGAGTTACCAAATTCTTGTTCGAATTGATCTTGAGACGTATTCGAAATCGTTTGTTCTTTCCATTTCTCATCACGTTCTGGAACATCCCACCAATCAACACGACTTGCAACAAACTCATTTGTTCCTTGTACACCACCTTCATAAAGCTTATGAAACATATTACCAATACCATTTGCGGTAGAAGTAATAATAACACGTGATGTTTTACCAGATGACACAACTGGATAAGTTGAAGTGTAGAACTCAGTATCGTTTTCAACAAACGCAAACTCGTCGAGATAAAGAAGGCTAACAGACTTACCACGAATCGAAGAAGATGAAGTAGCGTGTGCTTCCATTCTTGTATTATTCGAGAACTCAATACTTCCTTTATTGAGTGCTTTACAACCAGGTTGCAAGAAGAATGGAAGATTCTCAAGCATAAGAGTAATACGTGAAAGCATTTCTTTTGCGGTTGCGGCTTTGTTTGCGAGAATAGCAATCAACTTTTCTGAATGAAAGACCGCAAACCATAAAAGATACCCACACACAGAAATAGACTTACCTGACTGACGACAAGCAAGGACTACATTAAATCGATTTTCGTTAAATGATTTGAAGAGTTTCTTTTGATAATCATAAGGCTTGAAATTGACAAGGCCCTTATCAATATGAATAATCTTAATATAATTAGAAACAAAGTATTCTACATCTTGCTTACAACGAACGTATTCTTCGAGCTCAGCTTGAGTAAAGGAATGAGCAACGCCATCTCTTTTAACACTAATGTTTCCAAGATAGCCTTTGTGAGGATCAGAGTTACGACTGAAATCAATCTTCTTCTGGTTCTGAGAAGTCTGCGTCAATGATCTCGTTCCTCACATTATCAATTGCTGAAAGAAGATCCTTTGTCGTTCCTTCAAAGGCAATTGATGGTTTATCATTTTCTTGTAAAAGCTTTGGCTCTTGTAGAGCACCACCATCTTGAGCAATTACTTGCATCTTACGCTGAAGATCAACAAGTTTACCATTAATATCTGCGGTATGCTTAATGCCATTAAAAAGAACTTCATATGCCCTTGGATGTTCAGCATCTTTCGAAAGCTGTTGAAGATCTTGAATTGCACCGATTGAAACTTGAATAAGTTCATGATATGTATCACGAGAAAACGCATAATCTTTTTCAAGATCTGCTTGTTCATGAATTGCTGCAATAAGTCTATCTGTTGTCTTCTTATTGTCCATTATTCAAAGCCATAAGTATAAGTCAAGTTAATTGTATGTGTATCACTTGGATCATTTGCTGTCTGTGGATTCACAGAATGCTTAATGGTCAAATCATTTCCAGTTGCTGGATCAGTCGTAAAGTTCACAATAGAATTTAGAATAACTTTACCATTACCATCAATTCTACCAAAGATATTTATTCGTGCATCAAAAGAAAGGGTATAGATGATTTTACGATCAGAAGTAAAATCATTTTCGTATGTATCTTCTTTGGAAACTGTTATAAGTTTAAAGATAACTTCATCTGTAAATGTTTCACCATCAATGGGATAATATGTACGACGAATCGATGGCTTAAAATATGGAAGAATCTGTTCTACAATTTGTAGCGCTTCGTCTTGATTCTTTGAATAAATCAAAAGATCAAATGGAATGATATATGGAGCTGGAGCATAAACCGCAACTGGATTGCCAGCAGCATTTACTACTGTACATTGATTATTTTTTGGAAGTTGACGTTCAGCATCATATTGAAGCGCGCCTGAAATTTCAAATGACATACGTGGTAAGGTTAACGCAATGCGCTCATCTGTCAAATCAGGGCGCTCATTCAATCTTGCTAAAAAAGATTCCTTTGGAGCATATGCCAATGGAACACGCCTTTGATTCGCGAGATTACCTGCCGCATCTTTTCGTGCCACATTAATATCATTGAACATGTCGCCAAACAACGCCACTGTTTTTCGAATGATAGAATTATATTCGTATGTTCCATACATTAGAATGCACCAAATGGGTTTGATATATCAAACGGAGTAATGCTATCTGCTTCTGTTTCGATTATATCATTATTTGTGAAGCCAGTTTTATCATCTTCAGCAATTGCAATAACATTCGTAGTTTGATTTGAAGTTCTTCCAGTAATATTTCCACCTGCACTAAAGGTGACAAAGTTAGAGGTATCATTACGAACATTCGATACGTGCATATAATTACCATTTGCACCATTCGTAAGTTTCTGAACTTCAGCGCGTATTGTATTTGCGCCAACTTCTTGAATAATTTCTTCGCCCTCAACAAATCCGTATATAGAACCAATCGTAAGAATATATTCGGTGGCAAATTTACTTTCATCAATTCCAATGGCATCAAGATCCATGTCTTCACCAGAGAATTCAAAGAGTGAAGCTGACATTTTATAGATTGGAAGATTGTTCAATTGATAAAAAGGCTTTTCGTGCTCTATAAAATTAATTTCAAAAAGCGCATTTGCGTTTGGCATAAAGATCAAATCACCCTCGCGAGGCCTCGTCAAATCGTTTTCGGAAACACCGCTTAAAGCTGGATCTTCATATTCAGATGGATCTTGACGAGCAATAATAATGCTTGAACCATTTGGGTTAAGACTTCTTGTCTTAAGAACATTACCACTACGATCTATTACTTCAATACGATTAGTTGTTGCCGGCAAAAATCCTTGAGAAACAACTGTGTTCCACCTACTCTTTGCGATAACAAATGTTGCTTCATCACGTATTTCGACGCCAAACTTTTTAAAGAGTTCTCCACCGGCAAAGCCATCATTATTCTCAATATACATTTCAAGTTCAAGGGCATTTTGAAATCGCGATAAAGTATCTTCTCCGAAAAGATCATCTTTTGTTATGATTTCACGAGGAATATATTTGTAATTTTGTCCATAGATTTGAAGAGCCTCAATAATGAGATCTTCATACAAATCTTTCTGACCTACTGTGCCAGCTCCTTCGGTGAAATGTGGATTAATTGCCATTTATCACCCAATAAAGAAATCGACTGGAGGCTCATAACGATTTTTAATTTCTTGCTCAAGTTCTAATTGACGCGCTTTGCCTTCATTATAAATTGTGGAGCCATCCATCGTGACACCACCAATTAATTGTACACCATTAAACTTAATAAGATTCAATCCCCATTGTTTTTGAATCAAGGCAGTGGCATACGCCTTCAACCAACGGTCATTCCATGCTGTAGAGACTGTGGCAGGATCGATAAAACGATAACCACGAGTGATAATGTACGTACCAACCGCAACATCATCTTTCCAGTTTAATCGAATCTTTAGCTGATTCTCATAGCGTGAATACTGAAAATGATCAACTCCTTGGAATACGTCATCCAAGAAACCAAGATATTGACGAGCTTGAACATAGGTTGTAACTCCACCTGAAAATGAAAGATCAAAAAGATCGTTCAAGTGAAGTTGATATTCAATATTAAAAAGTGAACTGTCAAATCCAGAACGATCATTGATTGGAATAACTCGAGTTATATAAGCAACATTATTACCGACAGTGATATATTCATTATTAATGTCAGTTTGAGTTAATTGCGTCTTAAAGTAATCTTCAACCAGCGCATCGACATGAAACTCTTGCCAATATTGAATGGCATCATCAATACGATCTTCAACCTGAGCACTAGACACATTAATTTCGAGCACATCTTTTCCAAGCGCTCGAAGACAGAATTCTTTAAAATCGGTACGTGTTGCTGGTTGTGCCATTTATATCTCTTATATAACTCGAACAGCGTATGTGAAAGTATCGAGTGTTGCATCTCCATCAGAACCATTTTTCATAGTAATGGTACCGCTTTGTGTAGTAAATTCAGTCGTTACGACTCGCCAACCAACAGTGTCCAGATTAGTAACTGAGAAAGTATTTCCAGAACCTTGTGTTAATGGTATCCAAGATCCACTATTGATGCGATATGAGTAAGTTACAATACCACCACCGCTAGTGCCAGACAGTTCATAATAGAGATTAATTGTCGTATCGATACCAGAAACTTCAGCATCCTCGGTTGAGCCAACTCCAGTTGACAAGGAAGATATATTCGAATAATCACCAGTCATAGAATCTGGAGTAACGTCAGTCCCTCCACCGCCACCACCACCCGATCCGCCGGCGGATTGTTGTGCGGTGGATCCAACAAGTAAATTAAAAATTGACATAAAGATCTCCTTAGATCTATTTATAAGTATTAAATTCTACGTAGCATCTCTTTCTGCGGTAAGTCTAATTGTCGCAGAATCGGCAATAGTAATTCCTCCATCTTTTGATAGTTGAACTGTGCCTTCAAGTATAGATTGACCAGTTGCTGCAACTTTAGATGCTGATATCACCACAGCACTTGATAATGAAGTCCATGCACTTGGATATGCAAATAGCCCAGATCCAGTTTCAGTGACATTAGTTAATCTAATTGAATAATCTCCAGGCGTAAATCCTGCGGGACTTACCCAATTATATACGTTTGGTGTATTTGTATCATTTTCAAAGGTATAATCAACTGTGCCATCTGTCTGAAAATAAATTTGTACACGAGCTTCATATATTTCGCTTGGATTTGGTGGAACAAAAACTAAATCAGATAAGGTTGCATCCCGAACATCGAGAACATACGGATCACCGATTCCAAGAGTCTGAAAGTATGTTTGAAGAATTGACATTATGATACATTGCCAGTAATAATAGCTGTGTTAGTTCCAGTAAAGAGAATTCCACATGATCCATTTGCGGCAAGAGTAACAGAAGTTACCGCAGATCCATTCGAATAAAGTGTAAGATTGGTGTCATCACTAATTGTTTTTGATGTGCTTGAAGCAATAACAATCACGTCACCTTGTGCGAAGGTGTCATCGGTTACCACAATATTACCAGAAGCGATTACAATCTTATTCGCATCTGCGAGTTGAAGATTTCCGGTTCTACTTGTTTGAACTGTGGCTGGAGCATGAACATCTCCAGCAGTTAACGTACCCGTGACAGTGACATCATTTGGTAGACCAATCGTGACTGCGGCAGTTTCAGATCCAGACCCTGTTACTTCAATTTCATTAGTCGTTCCAGCGACAGTAGCAACATAATTGCCAGATGTTTTTGTACCAAGCGTAATATCACCAGTTAATTGACTTGTTGCGACTGATAAAGCTGCTTCATGTTGAGTTACGTTTGCTTCTGAAATACGAGAATTAGTAAACGTGCCAGAAGTAATTTTACTAGTATTTAAATTTGGAACATCTGAAGTTGAAATAAGCGCATCAACCCAATTAGCACCATCATATCGAAGAAAATCTCCAGTTGCAGCACTTGTAATTGTAACAT